ATGTCCTGTTCGCCAATTATAAGCGGCTGGTTGTTCGCTAACCACAGGAATACATTATTCTCTGGCAGAGTGGCGCATGGCAGGTACCCCAGCATGACCTTCGATCTTTATACCACGCTGTATATTATTGCTATCATTGCTGAGGCCATGACAGCCGCCCTTTTGGCAGGGAAGCTGGAGATGGACCTCGTCGGGGTGTTTCTGCTGGGGTGGATTACGGCTTTAGGGGGTGGGTCCATCCGTGATGTGTTGCTTAACCATTATCCCCTTTCCTGGGTGAAGCACCCCAGCTATCCGTTGATTACCGGTTTTGCTGCGCTGGCCACTATCATGGTGGCGCAGCATATGCACAGGCTGCGTAAGTTGTTCCTGTTTCTGGATGCGATCGGTCTGGTCGTTTTTACAGTGATGGGCTGTCAGGTTGCCATGACAGAACATTTGTCTGTGGTCTGTGTCATTATTTCCGGCATGATAACAGGATGTATGGGCGGGGTGCTGCGGGATATACTTTGTAATGATATCCCCTTGCTGTTCCGGTCCGAGTTGTATGGGACAGTTTCTGTCAGTACAGGGGGCGTTTTTCTGTGCTGTTCCCATATCGTGGATAACAGTACCATAGAGCTGATTGTTTCTATGGTTTTTGGCATCAGCTTCCGGCTGCTTTCCATCCGGTATAATTGGACGTTGCCACGTTTTAGCTATCGGTCCTAACGGGGCTGTGTGGTTTAGCTGCGGCCATGGGGTGCCAGAAGGATGAGCATCGCCCCACTGAGGCATAAGGTGGCTCCGGTTATGTCCCACATATCCGGTACTGTCTTCTCTATGAGCCAGCCCCATAACAAGCTTATGGCAATATAGATTCCCCCATAAAGGGCATAAGCCCGTCCAGCATGATCAGCAGGGCTAAAGGTCAGTAGGATGGCAAACAGACCAAGGCACAGGCTGCCCGGTAATAGCCAAAGTGGTGTTCTGCCTAGCCGTAACCAAGCCCACGCAGAAAAACAGCCCGCAATTTCGGCAAGGGCTGCGAGGCCGCAAAGAAGGCAGGAGGCTAGAAGAGGCGGCATGGCAGGGTGACCTGATGTGGTAGTTTAGTCAGGTTATAGCAGGATGTTGTATAAAATAAGAAGGTCTGGGAGGAGGGGCCGCCCGCGGTAAGAGAGCGGCCATTTTCTTCTTAAGAAGATGTATGGGATGTTTCCTTTTCCGGCTGTCCCGGCTGGAGATGATTTCTGGCCCAGCCGATGTTGAGGGCCAAAGCAGAGATGATGCGGTAGGGCAGCACCCAACGAGAACCGGCGACAGGCGGGCGGATAAATACCGTCACCAGATTACAAATAATGATGATGGATGCCGCATAGGTCTGCAGGCCGGTAGGGATGGATGTGAGGAAAGAGGTGAGGTCCATTAATAATATCTCCAAAGGTGAAAAACCGCTCATAGGCGGGGATCAGGCCGTTTTTATTGGCGTCTTCTGTGGCGTCTGCGGCACTTCAGCGGCCACCTGTGCGACTAGGTCCCCATAAGGGGTCTGGCCATTCTCATATTCAATGATGGCCATCATCATTTTCCCTATTAGGGGTGGAGTAACAGGTCCTAGATCGGCAGAGGCCTCCACACCAATTTTACGAGCGACAAACTGTGCGTAGGCAGATGTGTTGTTTTCGTTGGGAGGGGCCCATTTCGCAATAATGGCATTTACGGTACTGAGCTTGTCCCGTGCGATGTATCGGGTGAGCTGGTCACGTAGGGCCTCAAGTCCCGCCTCGGCGGTGGGGAAGCGGGCAAAGCGGGCATTGGGTCCGGGCTCCAGAACGGCCCCGGCCTGATGAGCGAAATTGAGATTGCCCGGATTGTTGTTACGGATGCCACGAGGTAGGACGGGCATGGTCAGCCTCCGAAAAAGTGAGGATAGAGGGAGTGGATTATTTGGTACAAGCCAACAGCGACACCGCCCCCTATGGCCGCCCCACCCGATATGGCAGCAGTGACGATTTTGGACCTGGAAGAACTGGACTCTCTGATCTGATTGCTTAGGGCGGTAAAGCCAGTTCTGAACTCAGAAGCCAGGTTGTCGATTTTAGTACTGAGTTTGGCGATGTCGTCATCATGGCGGGCCTGCACTGCCTCCAATGCTGCAACACGTTCATTTAGTGTTACAAATGGAGGCGGCGGCCCGAGAAACTTGTCAGTCATTATATCCTCTGGGCATAAAAAAACCGCCTCAGAGGGCGGTCATCATGATTGTTGCGAGAGGCAGCGCTTATGATCTGCACGCAGCCCGCAATTCGTTACGCTCATTGGCGTAATCAGTGAGGAAGAGCGGCACTTCTTTAAGGTCTGGATGGGTGCGCAACTCCTGTGCAAGGGCCGTCTGTTGCTCATGCCCATAGGCCACAAGGGGCGGGCATAGGGGTTTGAGTGTCGGCTGGGTTGTGCAACCTCCGAGCAAGGCGCACATAATGGCGGTGGCCAGTGCCCCTGCTATCAGAACGGATGTATTCTTATCGCATCTGGGCATCAGAAGTTTCCTTTATCCAGCGTATCATCCAGCTGAGTATCGGTACGGATGCCATTGGTGCGGGCATTCAGCATGGCCTGCGTGGCCTGTGTGGCAGCATTGGCATTGGCTGTGTCACGCTGGCTTGTATCCACATTGGCGCTATTACGCCCCGCCCGGTTGCCATACCAGATCAACCCGACCCAAAAGCTCATCATTGTGAGCAAGAAGCCACCTGCAAAATAGGGGTTCATGAGGCGTTCTTTCAGTGGTTATCCGGCCAGCCCGCCGTTAGGTCGGCGTTCAGATCGTGCTGTAGCGTGGCGTTTAAAGCGGCGGCATGAGTCTGGCAGGCCCCCCGGTACTTCGCCAATTTCTTGAACAATGCTGTCACGTCATCGCTCGTCATGGGGACAGAGGAACCATCTGCTAGTGTCCACGCCGTGCCATCGGTCCACGCTCCCAACTGCGCCACTTGGGCCTGTTGGAGGGCATTGGCATAGGCCGTATCATCAGAGGGGAACAGCACGGGGGCAGAAGCGTATGTCGGCTGGAAATATACCCCAAGGGCCTTCTTCTGTGCGGTTAGGGACACCAAAATCCCCTGCTGGCCAGCAAGGGTTTTAGGTGGAGTATATGGCACGATTTTCCCATTCTGCACCGCCTGGGATGCCTGAGGCTGGGAGATGTGCTGATTCCACTGATCCGCCGTCATGGGCAGCAAGTCCGACAGGGAGGGCAGTCCGTCTAGCGAGGAACGCCCCCACATATCCCACCATGCGATTACCGGGGCAGGCTGCGCCCCCTTCGGGTCGTATTGCGCATAATAACGGTCAGGATAGGCAATCTGGTCTGGGGATTTTGCAGATGTAGCAGCCATTTCAACAGTGTTATTTTCGTCAGTCATTACATAATCCCTATGGCTAGAACAGGTACCGAACGTGACGTATTAGTTCCATTATAGATGAAATAATCGAACCCTATATTTGTGATTTGCAGATTTCTATTAGCGTCCTGCCGTACTGCAGTCATTCCACGAAAGTTTGTTCCCGGCTCGGTCGTCGCAACACAGATCACAAAAGGGGATGTCCCCGGCTTGAAGGCATTGGGGAAATTGATAGTGCCCTGTTCAGCGGACACAGTGGCAATAAAGTTCTGTATTACCACCCGGCCGTTCATCCCCAACACCTCTGGCAGAACACCACCACCGGGGGACACAACGTTGCCCGTTGCACTATTGAACGACCATTGCTGCCAGCCGCCACTCTCGTTCACGGTACGGAGCGAGAGTACGGGGTTATCCCGTGTCCCAACAAGTTGGAGGGCAGCATCAATCTGGCTGTTATCGGCCTTGCTGTGTAAGGTGCGCCCGTAGAGGTTGTTTCCCCACGTATTGCCGGAGAGGGTAATGTCGCCCGTGGTCATACCCCCCGTCAGAGGCAGATATTTCCCAAGATCAGACGGGGAAGCGTAATTACCAGCTGGCTGGAAAGACGCTAGGGGGTCAGTCCATCCTCCCATGTTCTGGCTAGGGTCGTTGCTGTTATTGTCCATTGTGCAGACAAGGAACCGCCCCGGGACGCTCGGATGAGCCACAGTAGCCCCCGCCGGATAGCCGCCTATGGCGTTGGCAAAGCCAGCGGAAAACGGACGAAGAAGCCCCGCTTCCGATGCTCTGGCGGCCACGGATAGCATCGACAAGATGCCGTTCATATCCTCGCCATAGGGAGGCACGCCACCCGCCGCAATGGGCGTCATGGTGCTTTTGGGAAAGCCTAGTGCCATGCTTGCCCGCCCGATGGCGGTGGCTGTTGTTGGGATAGAGGCGATGGTAGAGCTATCCGCCTGCGCTGCCCACGGCACGGCAAACAGATGGTTAACGTCAGACTGTTTCACGATAGATATACTCGCTGATAGAGAATATGGACCCCGGCGGGGCGGGGCAGGGCACCGCTTTGCTGAATAAGCGTGACATCCAGAGGGGTAAGGTCCCAGCTGTGGCAGATGGTCATTGTCCCGCCCGCACTGCCTAGGGATGAGGCTGCGAAAAAGATGCCGTGGTTAAAACTCTGCGGGCTATCCGCTCCGGCACGTGCTTCTGAAAAGCCGAAATAATCCCCCGCCGCCGTGCCTTCATCCACATAAATGACCTTCCCATCCCCGCCGAATAAGATCATGAGGATGCGGTTTATGTCGGTGATGGACCCGGAAGAGATGTTCGCCGCTGCCTTGGCAAAGATAAGCTGACGGAAAGCATCATCCGTTAGGGCATAATTCTCGGTGATGCTTTTGCCAGCATAGAACACCCCGTCATTAAAGGGCCGTGCTGATCCAGACCCGTCATCGGCTTCATCAAAGCCAATGAATTGGGGCAGTTCTGCCTTGATGACACGGCCAACCCCCACGATGCGCCCCCACACATCCAGCCCCCATCCGGTGGCGGTAAGGGGGTTCCAGACGTCATGAAGGAAGACCTCAATAAGCCGCCTTGGGTCCGCCGCCGCATTGAAGCGTTCGATAATGCCGGTGAGGGCAGGGCTGTTGGCATATTGGGCAAGGATGGTTTCCCGAATGTCGATCATGCCACCACCTGCACGCTGATTGTATCAGCCGTCACGGTGGGAAGCTGGTTGATGGGCAGGGTGATGCGGTTCTGTCCAGCGTTCCGATCAGTGCCGATGGTCAGGGTCAGCACCTCTGCCCAATCGCCTAGCCCATCCACCACAGCCGAAAGACGAGAGGCATAGAGGGTCTTGCCCAGCCGGATGCGGTTTTCCCCGGTCGTCAGATACGCCACGATGGCTTGCTGAATAAGCTGCGCCGCATTGGAAGGCACGGCATCCGAGGCCGCAATCTCCATGACTACATAAACAGCTACCGGGGTAGGGCGGTCATAGTGGAAGGAGTAGGACGGCTGGTTGCCCACATAAACAGGGTTGGTGTCCTGCACTGTGACAATCTGTGTCCCGATGGTGGGGATGCCGGGGGGTTTTTTGTTGAGGATTGCCCGCCCAATATCCGCCGGCTTGCCGCCCTCAACAAGGATGTATTGAGACCCAGCCGGGATGGTCACACCCTGTTGGATGGTGTCTGCCTGTGATGGATTGTCCGTCACAAAGGCATCCGTCACGCCGGGAAGTTCCAGAAGTGCGCCCATGAGGGAAGCGTTCTGCCCAATGCTGTTGGCCGCCACGCTGGCTTGACGCCGGGCCTCAAAATCCGCACGGGTTTCGGCATCGGTCCCTGTGGCACCGGGGGCCGCATTGGTGAGGGATGCTAGTCCCAGCCCCGCCTGATAGAGCGTCAGGCTGTTGGCAGGGCAGGTGATGGCCCCGGCTGTCTGGCATGTTAGGTCGAGGCTGGCCGTGCTGGCCTGTGGCAGCGTGATGGCCTGTGGGGCTGCATAAAGGTTCCCATCTGTTCCCTGTGCCACGACTGTGCCCGCCGTGATGGTCTGGCCGGGGGCGTTCACGCTGGCTTGCACTGTGACAGTCGTTGCCGTGGCGGGGCGGCGTTCCATAAAGTAGATGCGCCCGATGGCCTCCTGCATCCGGCCAGAGGATGACGCCGGGTCCACACCATTAAAGATGGCGATCATTTCCCCCAGAAAGTCGCCCAGAATGGCGGTTTCTGATAGGGCTATCTGCCCTTGTGGAGTGGAGAGGGACGTGTTGGCCCCGCCACCTAGAGCGGCGTTCATGTCGGTCAGAACCCCGGCAAGGATGTCTTGCTCGGAGGGGGCGGTGAAGCCCGCATCGGTGAGGGAGGGGGCCGGGACGTTGGTCGTGGCGTCAGAACTGGGCATAGTCCGTGCTCCCATCGCTGAAGGTTACGAGAATGACGCCGGTGAGCTGGCGGTCTTTGGTGGGATTGGCAAGGTGACAGGTTGCCGCCGCCACGCCGGGAACAGACATGGCGGCATCCTCGATCTCCGAAGAATAGAAGGAGAGGTCCACGTCCGAGCGGAGAATGTCCGTGTCGTAAGGGATGCCCTGCCCGGTGTCGTAGAGCACCTCGCCTAGCCATGTACGGGCGGCAGAGCATACGTCTTGCAGGATGGCCGCCTTGTCCGTCAGCACGACCAGATTGCCCGTGCTGTCCAGTGTCAGGTCCCAGTCAGAGGTGAGGGATAGGGTTTTCATGAGAACTCCGGGCATAAAAAAACCCTCCCGGTGAGGGGAGGGGTGTGGAGGGAAGGAAGATTTTTATATTATCTATCTCTTTTTATACCAGCTTTCGCAAATATACCGGCTGTATATGATAATATAATAGCGACTATGGAGGTTAATTCTTGCTGATTGTCGTGAGATAGCCACTTCCATTTTTCAGGTAAAATAAGATTCAGTACCCATGTTGAAGATATAAGAAACGCAGAAAAAGCTCCCGTATAAACGGTTACATTTACAGTTGAATTCTGTATCTTCCTCAATAGTCTTTTTTTTAATATATTATGTTTTATGTCATCTTCTCTACTCTTTCTCTTTAGCTCATCTTCTGATAAGCCGTCCTCAAGTCCATCTGAAATAATTTTTTGAGAGCGGTCGTTTGCTATACGTGCATCATAATTAATCATATGCTCCCTGATGTCAGATATATCTATATCCTCAGGAAGACTCTTATTGTTGCATTTAATTGTCACAATAAAACCTTAGAAAAATAAAACTAGCATTTATTTTTTTTTGATTTTTCTATTTTATCTACATAGTACCTTTCAATCATCCAGTCGGGAATAGGTGCCCATGCACCCTGGGAGTTATAAATTTGTTCCCAAGGAGTATTGGGTAGGTGAGTTAAGGTACTTAACTCAGGGCCACTCATTCCTTTGTATGTGTCGAAAACTCTATTAATAACTTCTCTCATTTGGGGTGAAAGAGTTTCTGTAGGTGCTTGCAGTGTTGTAGTAACAGGATTGCGTTTGTAATGCCTGATTTGTTCGTAAAGTTCGGGCACGACGGGCCCGTACATCCATGCTTCAATGCGATTCCTTATAAGGGGAACACGATGTGTACCTAGCATCCATCCATGGGCTAAGTAGACAAGTTTAAGTAATTTCATAGGGGTTAATTGCATGTCATGATCGCTCGCCAATTCGAGAAACCGATTGGCAACTGTTTGGACGCTGACCATAAGTTCATCTCCTCCTTGGTGAGCGGTATGTAAAAATACCCTGCTCACACTGTGGTAGGGGGTATGCTGTACGCCCATATAGCGCATATTGACAGTAGTTCAATAGATCTTGCAAGAAGATGCTATTAGAGCGTGAGGGGCAGGCTCGCTGGCTTTTATCAGAGAGAAGAGTAAGAAAGGTTAGGTTGTTATTCTTCTCAGAGAGTCCCTGATGAGCTGATTACGACTGACGCCATGAGCAGCGACCATCTCGACAGTACGGGTATGTTTCTTCTCTGGCTGTCGGACTTGAAACTCGCCATGGAATAAGCCAGTGTTAGGGGCAAATGCAATGACGGCCCGGTGCCGTAGAGCACCTCGCCCAGCCATGCACGTGCTGTTTCAGCGAGACGCCACCCGCCTTCACATCACCGCTGGTCTCGATGTCGCAGTTTGCTGTGACCTTCGCCGCTTCGATGGACACTGTCCCCGGCGTCACGATCCTCCAGCCCTGATCCGTTGCCTGAATGAACTGGTCCGGTCCGTTGTTCAGGAATCCGCCCACATAGACACAGTCCTGCATGGCGAACTGCCGGAACGAAGCGGGGGGAGAGGGCTGCCGTGTGGTGATGGCATGGGTATGATCCCGTCCGGATATGATGATGAAACCGATGTCCCCCGGTTTCGGGTCGATTATGAGAGCGGACGTGCCACCTTGGATGCGGAGATAGGGCACGTTGTGAATCATCTGGCGGGGGTGGGGCTTGCCCTGTTTGTCCTGCTGGTGGACCATCGGCTGCACATCCACCATGCCAGTGATGGAGGCGGCCCCAGCCTTCACGGCCTTCACCTGCACCAGCATGGAGGGGCCGATCTTGCGGATATGGTCCTGCACCCTCCTGTCCATGATCGTGGCGATGTCGAGGTCGGGGCTGGACCGGTCCCAGTAAGGTGCGTTGGTGTTTTCTGTCATGGGGCTTCCCCTCAGTTGCTCTGATGGCTTAGATGGACGCAGACATTACGGGAGATGACCATGAAACACTTCCTCCTTCTCACAGCCGCCTTTATTGGGCTGTCCGGCGTGGCTTGGGCAGATGCGCTTGAAGAACAAGCGAAGCATGACCCGGCTTTGGCGGAGGCGATCGCACATGCTAAAAAAAGTGGGCACTACAGCTACGGCTATCAGCCCAGTGAAAGCGATATCGAGGCGACAAGAAGTCAAATGGGCGCAAAAACTGAGATTCAACTCCGCAGAATGGGTATGTCACCCGATGTCGCCCGCAAAGCGGTATGGGCATCACAGAATCGCCCATATAGCGCATGTGCTCATTATGTCGCCCAGCTTACGGCTGATTATGAGAATGGACTTGATCGCCCTGATTATGACGACAAACTCGTAATCTCTATCGAACACTCTGGCACTTGCGAGCGTAAGAACCTCGACTGAGAAGGCAGGTCAGTCTCCCCGTCATTTATCTGAACTCCACAATGCGTGGGCTGTTTTAGCGATATATTCTCTGCAGTCCGTTGCCTGAATGAACTGGTCCGACCCGTTATTGAGAAACCAATCTGCATAGACACAGTCTTCCATAGAAAATTGACGGAACGAGGATGGAGGAGAGATAGGCTCTTCCGCAGGCCTGTGGAGTGTGGTTTTCATTACAGAACCTGATGGTACAAGGTTTAGCTGTTAGATTCGGGGCCCATTCCTGATGAGGTGGGAGCCGTCATTTTTCAGGAATGAATAGGAATAGGGGCATGAGACATCTGGTGCTGTTTGCTGTTTTTGCATTGGCTTTGTCCGGTGTGGCACGGGCCGAGGCTATCTATCTGAGGAATGAGGATGGGTCCTTCACCATTGATCCCCCCAAAGCTAATGAATTCTTGCATAAGGCCTATTCTAACAAGCGGATTGCCGATAACGCCTATGATGTGTTGATCAATAAAAGGCGGGGCAATTGCTATGATGCGGTGATTCATTTGTTGAGATATTTTGATGATGGGCCGGGTAACGTGCCAAAATATTGTTACAAGCCGGATTTGGCTAGTGATGATACGATTACTGACCACCCGGAGGGGATGAAAATGCCCTGAGGGCAACACTCAGCCACAAAATTGTCAGACTGCCAGCCCTACATGCTGGAGCCAGATTGGAGAGGGGGATAGTATGCGCTACCGTCTCCATTCTTTGAGGCATAATGCGGGAACCTTGCTTTATGAAACATGTTCTTTTTGTAGTTGTAGCCGCTGCTGTATGGGTCGGAGTGGCCAATGCAGATGAACTAAGCCATATGCCGGAAGTCAAAGGAACTTTGTCCCAGGCCTTGCATAGTGCCAGAGTGGAGAGCCATCAGGCACCAAACCATCAGGAACAATTGACGGATGAAGAGAACCTGCGTCGTATCGGGCTTTCTGCCGAGACGGTAAGGGATGGTCTGTGGGCTGTTGCTCATCGCCCCCATTCCCCTTGTGCCCAGTATATTCGCCAGTTAACAGCGGATGCGAAGGGTAGTTCAGCCGCTCTGTTACAGAGTGACCAGCGGTTGGTTGTCTATGTTGAGAATTCTGGAATCTGTGAACGGTAAGATCTGGCTGGCGGCTTTACCCGGTAGGGGTGGCTCGTTACCCTGTCCTCCTGTTCTGGCAGGATGAGGGAAAGGAAAGTGATGATGCGGAAAACATTATGCATGACAGGCCTGAGCTTGATGCTGCTGGGTGTCGGTCTGAAATCGGCATGGGCACAAGCCCCGTTGGAAGTGTCACAGGATGGAACAGTGACGACCAATGGCGTGGCGGCAGTTGGTGTTTCTCCTAATGGTGGCCAGCGTCTGGGGCAGACCGGCAAATGGCAGACGTTGGAATTGGACAATACGCTGACAGCTCTTTTAGCAGAGAAAGACATCCTCTTTTCCATTTCGCCACGCCGGGGTGGAGATGTATTCATCATGTTCGTTCTTAAGGGGCACGAAGTCTCTCAGCCGGGGCTGACCATGCATTTCTCCAACGGGTATGAGGTGAAGGGCTTCCATTATACCGGCACTATCAATCGTGGCTCACAGTGGGGCGGTTACATTTCCGAGACGGAAGGCCGTGCCTTGTTTGATGCTCTGTCAGCCAGTGATTCCGTGAGCATGTCATGGGCAGGGGGTGCTGGTCATATTGATTATGACCGTGGCGGCGAGTTCGTGCATGAGCTGGAGCAGACTGCCGCACATGGGCATATGCCGTTCCCGAAATGATGTCTTATTGCGGGGGTGCGCTAGCCCCCGCTCCAGTCTGAACGCCGCCATGGACATGCTGTTTTAATGAAATGCCACCTGCGCGGACATCGCCAGACGTAGTAATGTCGCAGTTAGCTTCAATGTGGCTGGCTTCTATGGTGACAGTACCTGGTGTCACGATCCGCCAGCCGTGGTCCGTAGCCTGAATGAACTGGTCGGGCCCGTTATTGAGGAACCCGCCCACATAGACGCAATCCTGCATAGAAAATTGCCGGAATGAGGCAGGCGGAGCGGGCTTACGGGTTGTAACAGCATGTGTATGGTCCCGCCCTGATATAATGATGAAACCGATATCCCCCGGTTTGGGGTCGATGATGAGAGCCGAGCTTCCACCCTGTATGCGTAGATAGGGCACATTATGGATGATGTCATGCGGTAGGGGACGGGAGAGCGCATCTTGTTGCTGCACCATGGGGCGCACGGTGACTTTGCCTGTAAGGGACGCCGCACTGGCAGTTACGGCTTCTACCTGAACGAGCATGGAAGGGCCAAGCTGGTTGATGTGGCTGGCAATGAGTGAATCCAATGCGCCTTTCAGGCTGTTTTTCCCTGTGTTGGAGCGCAGGAGATAGGGCTTGGCTGTAGTGGGCATAAAAGCTTCCCTGTGAGGCGTATTTAGGCGTGGTTGTGGGAGGGCACACTATTACCGCCTGCCTAAGGTGGTGCGGATGCAGTCCATATGTGTATGCCAGGGGCCATGTGGGGTCTCTGTGCTTATGTCGTGCCAGACAAATGTCGCCAGCCACAAACCGTTCCATGGTGGAGTGCCGGCCATGCTGGTTGTTGTGGGGGAGATAGGCAGGTAGGTGCTATCCAGTACCAGAGGGTGCCAGAAGGTAATGTCCGGCCGTAAGAGTGTTGTTAAGGAAATGCCAGAACTGCTGTAGCGGGGATAACCGATCATACCTGTTTTAGAGGATATGATGGGCACGGTTTGTTCTTGCCCACCCTGTGGAAGGCCAGTGAATGTCGGCCCCCATATTTCCAGAAGGCCTTTATAGGGGATGGCTTCTTGATAACTAGCCATTGGCATGATCTGATTTTCACCTTTTATAGGGCTAAAAGGTGAAAAACTGAAGATTCCCTTCGTAGCTGTCAGGATGGTTTGTATCTGGTTTAGAGATGTTCCCCATCTGTAATGATTTGTCAGGCTTGCATGGCGTTCCCACCCGCCATGGTCTAGAAGCTGAAACCCAGCATCTTGGCATATGTCTGCCAGTAGCGTAGCGACATCTCGAGGGCCATCATAGCCTTTCGCTTGTGGCAGGATGGAAGCAGGAATGGTGCTTGTCATGGCGTGGATATGAAAGGGAGTGTCCAGATCGTCATAATCCGTATAGGCCCTGTCGATCGTGCCAGTGAACAGGCCGGCCAGAGGGGTACCTTCGTCACCAGCCTGAATAGTGATGACGGTTTTCCCTGCCGTTGTCGTGTTTAGATTGTCCCATGTAGGATGATCGGGAATGATGGAGAGACGGTCCCTGTCGTGGTGGGAAAGCCCCTTAATGTTGATCTCTGCTTCGGAGCCCGTGGCGAAGCCTGCATGTTTTATGATGGCCTGTATGGCGTGCCCCTGACCCACCGTGAAACTCTCGAAAGAGCCATCTGGTCCGGGGACGAAGAAGGTAATGCTAATTTGTTTACGGGCAAAGCCCGGTGTCGTGGTGGCTGTCATGATGTATCATCTTCGTAATGAAGCAGAAAACGGGAACCCAAACCGGAAAAAACAGGGTCATCATGGCCCTGTGTATCGATGAAATACAGGCGGCCGGGTAATGGGCTCGCAGGATTACGGATGAGATCGGTTGCGTTCTGGCAGATACTGCCACGCAGGAGGGGTATGGTATCGGCTGTTAGGTCCAGATACAGCCCTGTGGCAAGTTGTCGGAGCCATATCTGGCATTGCAGTCCGGCGATTGGACAGGTCAAACTCTGGGCTGCTGTAGGTCGGAGCGGGACGGTATAGATCATGGTTCCCCCTTCGGCTGGAGTGAGACAGGGCCCGTATTGCGGGTTTGTGCGCCTTGGGGGTACCGGCTTCCAGCCCAACGGGACATGCTGCTTTGTCGGACTTCCTGAATGGTAATATTGGCGGTGATGACATCTACACCATTTCCGGCCGTGCGGGTAAAATTGTACCCGGTGATATTGGCATTGGGGTATATTCCTTCCGGTGTAGCAACAAAGTAAAGATTTGTGTCTTTCACCAATCGTGAGAGTGTTTCCAGAAAGTCCTTGCGCACTGTGTCCGGCCCCAGACCGATAACATTGCGGATGAAACCCGGAAGCATGTTTTCCCCTAGCGAGCCTGTTTCTGACCCATCACAGACCATACGGATCACAGCTTTGTAGGGGGAAAACACCTTATTGTAGCTCGTAAAGGTACCGTTTTCTTGCGGGGCGGTGCAGATGTCGGATTGTTCATCCATCCGCAGGGACTCAACATGAGCAGCGGAGAGAACTCGTTTGGGAGCTTGGCCAAATAAACTACTGAATGGCCCGTCAGAGGAGCGACTGAAACCCGATGCTGTGGTGCTGATGGATTGCTCTACTGTTGGGCGACGGAATATGCCCCATTGGCGGGCAGCTCGTTGTACGGCCCAGTTTTCCAATGCTGCGCCACCAAAGGCGGAAGCTGAAGCCCGAAGAGATGTCAGGGTGGACATGGGCGACTCCTGTGGGAAAATTCATCCAGTCTGGGTGAGTGTCTGGCGGGTAAGGGCATGGATAGTGCTCGCCTCTACTGCACGGGCAATATCCTGCGGCCTGCTATGGCCTGCCTGCACTGTGATGTGAACGTTTGGGCTATGGGTGGTCGTATTATGGGTCGTGATATGGCGTGACCGAGGGGTAGCCTCAACATGCCTGACAAGCTGGGCGATGGGCTGGCTAAGGGCTGATTTATTCGGGATGAAGGAGGAAGAAGTCGGGCTAGGGTCAAGCTGTATATGGGATAAGGTCTGCTCAGCATGGGTTAGAACTAGTGACAGGCGTTTCAGCGGATTTTCCTGTTGTGCAGAGGCGGTATTGCGTTCTCCCGATGTGACATCAATGGATTGAGGCAGCAGGGTAGACAGATGGGGCATGATTGGCTGACCCGGTGTGGATGTCTGCCCGTCGATATCGGCATGGGGTGAAGAGGACCTGCCCGGAGCATGAAGACCCAAAATGCTGCGGGCTGTCATCGTGGCAGAAAAACCTTGAAGGAGAGTGGTGGGGTCTGCTCCAGGAGGAGTTTTATCGTCTTCTCTCGCCTGGAGATGAAAGAAACGTGTTAGAGCCTGTTCGGCATTACGCAGAGTCGGTTCTACTTCTTTCAAGGCTTGGCGGGTGAGGTGATCTTTGCGTGCCAGCAGGGTAGACCAGTCCTGCGCTGGCTGTGTCACAGGGGCTGATTCTATCGGGGGAATAGGCTTTTGAAGGGCCTGCTTTTGCCCTGCATGTTCGGGGTCTTCCCAGAAGGGAGGAGGTTCTGGTGCTGTTGTGAGGGCGGGTAGAGGCATGCCTGTAAAATGGAGACCTACTTTGCTCGTGTCTCTCTGGCCCGAATGAGCTAGAGAGCGCCCTCCCGTGAAAAGGGCTAAAGCCCCCATGAGCTCCTGTCGGAAGGATGCAGCATCCTGTTCCCGGCGGGGCTGTGCTGGGAGGCCCAGCCGTGATGACTGGGCAATAATTGTATCAAGAATGGCCATTTATGCGCTCCACGGCCGCAACTTCCCAGAGAAGCCACATGTCTTCACTGTCATAGAGGGTCTTTAGCTCATGCAGTGTGGCTAACCCTGCATTGATGACAAAAGCCATCGGGCTGGAGAGGTTCACACAGCAGGCGGGGGAGGCTCGTCTGGCTGTGTCTCCCTCAGCAGGGCGATGAGAGGATAGATCTGGTAAATTGCGGCCTTGAAAAAATCCACATTCAGCCGAAAGGCCTCCGTCCGCAGGGCGGGTAATGTGTTGGGGTCTGTAATATCTGCCTCGATGAGCGGCGCAGGATCAATGGCCCGGTTGTTAGGGTCCCGGCGAATTGTCACGCAGTCCAGCAGGCCGGAGAAAGCTCGGTCGCAGTCTTCATCGCTCATATGGCCGAACAGGGCCATGCTCTGGCCGGAGAGACCAGCGATGCCGCTCTGTAAGGCTTCCCGTGGTGTGTTGGCTCCAGCACGGGCGAGGGCACGGACAACATGCCGTGCCCAGCGGTCCGCTGTGAAGGCTGACATGCGGGTAATGATAAAACATTTGCCCGCATCCGGGCCTTCATGAGGGGTCCATTCGATGCTCTTCATGGTATGTTCGCCTTATAGGCCCGCTGGGAGGACATTTTCCCATGTGATGTTCACACTTCGGTTGCCCAGTGTAGTGTCCCCTGCTGGAACAGGGTCATAATCTGTCAGACAGCCATTGGTGAAGGTAAAACGCCGCCCTAGCCCATGCAGCAGCAGCTCCCCGTTTAGTTCATACACTGTCCGTGCCTGCCGGGATGCCGTGGCTATGGCGTCAAAAACAGGTAGAGAACGGGATGCTGCCGAAAAGTTGAGGGTCATGTGATAGGCCGAAGGGACAAAGCCTTTATTGAGGCGGCCGTCAATGGAAAGACTGGTTGTGGCTAATTTCAGCTTCTGGGCACCGCTCCAACCATGATCTGTCGCCCAGTTTTCCAGCGTGATGGGTGCATTGAAAAGGGTTTTGACCGTGAGGGTAAAAACGGCGTCTGCTGATGTGATGAGTGCATTGCCGGACATGTCTTACTGAACCTCGATGGATGAGAGATGAATGGACTGGACGGACTGACCATCCGTGTACCAAAAGCGGCAGGGTGGACTTTTCCGGGCGGCCCGGATGTCTGCGGCTGCGGTGGAGGCATTGGGCTGGAAATACCAGCCACGGCTCTGTACCGTATCGCTGATAGTCGTGCCGGCACTCTGGTCGATCTGCTGTTTCTGAAGGGATGTCAGGTTCACGCCGGGGCGGATGGCCCCGAACCGGAGTGCCTGATTGATGGTGTCCTGCACGCAGGCGGAGATCAGCCCATCTCCGATGCTGTCATAAGGGATCTGCCCGGACTGGAGCAGAAGTGCAGTCAGGTCGGACTGGAAGGATGCATTGAGCCACACTTGATTGATGTAGCTGTCAGCCCAGAGGAAGGAGCCGGAGACATGTCCATCCTCCAGCCATTGGAAGCGTCCTAGCCCGTTGGCATAGGCCCCGTAAAAATTGTAGCCATTGCTGCGGAGGGTGGCAGCCGTGGTGGCGTCGGTCACGCTGGGGGTTAGTAGTCCGCTGCGGCGGAAGCATAGGTTTGTCCGGCCATTCGTGGCGTCAAAGTCGATGGAGGCCATCCATCCCAGACAGAAGGCGGCAGCCAGCGGGTCTTGGTAGAGCAGGGTTGTGCCGTCAATATTCTGGTTCTGCAACCATGTGCCGAAGCTGGCACTGTTTTGGCTATTGAGAGCCTGCTTATCCGTATCCCACGGAACGTACCAATAACGGCCCGCTTTGCCAGCTACCCATGTAGCAAAGGCCTGTTTCTGTGCCAGGGTGGGTTCCCATATCGTGGTGAAGCCGGTGAAATCCTGATTTTGGCTGGTGATCAGCTCCATAAGGGTGGTTGGGTCTGCCAGATGGGCGGGGTCTGCCATATGGATCAGCAGCGTAGCTGGTATCTGAGCAGCATCGTCGTGGCTGGCGAAATAGACAGCCGCCATGCGGGCTTCCAAACTATCGGCTGGGAAGTCTTTTATAACGTCTGTCAGGGAACTGTACTGTTTTATCTGGCCCACGCTCAGGGCAGTCGCATCGGATGGCGCCGTAATAAGGAGCCCGTTCATGAAGGGAACGCTGTTCGCTGTGCCGAGTGTAGCAGGGTTGATGCTGACAGTCTGAGAAAGGGGGATGGTGCCGGTCAGGGAGACCATGAGGCAATGTCCTTATCTATTAAGTACGGGGATCAGGGAACGGAAGGCCGCAGGAAACTGGTCGTTGTGGCTTCCGTCATGGAGGCCAAATCAAGGGCTGTAGCGGTTTCGGTAGAGTGAGTTATGGAGGTTATCAGGATGAGCTTCAGTTGCAGTGTGGCGGAAGGTTCATACTGTTGTTCTGCATTGGTGAAGTCTTGCTGCGTGAGAGGTCCGGTATCGCTGGGGGCTATGTCATTCCGTTTTTGCTGGAACCAAGCTACAGTTTGTCTGTCCCGCCAGAGCGTGCTGATGCTTCCCAGCACTGTTATGGCACCGGGGCCACGGGCAGTGAGCTGGATGGCTAGCTCTACAGGCTGGGAGATGGTGACACTCGTTGCGGTGTAATTGTGGCTGTTGGTGGCTAGCGGGCGGCGGGAGGTTGCCTGCATGATAAGGTAGCTTGTCTGAGGTGTGGGGAGGCGGTTCTGTTGGCCTTGAAACAGGCCCCAATCGGTAGGGAGAACTGTTTCTTTAAGCCAGTCACCCAGCACCTGCATGACAGTACTTTCCGTTGGTGTCAGTTGGTACTCTGCCGAAAGGGAGTCTGGCGTGTGACGATCAGGCGGCACCATTGATTGGTTCCCCATTGTTCGAGAATTTTCGTGACGAGCCACTCCGATCCTTCAAAAAGGAGCGTATCGCCCCCTGTGTGCAACGGGCGGCTGAGTGTATGGGCACTGCCCTGCATGAAGATGACCCGGCTCTCCCCTTGTTGGGCGATATCTCCAATGAGTTGAAGGAGAGCCGCAGGGGCGGGCTGAATGGCGATCATCACCGGGATGTCTTCATAAAGCGGGGTTGTGCTGTAATCCGCAGCCAGTTGAGTTCCGGTCATACGGCGCAGGTGGGCGGGTTGAAGCGGGTTGATGATGGAGGTCATGGTACTGGCGAGAGAGAAGAGGTTCATGATGTCTGGCTCTCTGCGTGTGGTGGAAAGGCCGGGCAGGCGTGGATTGACGAAAGTGCACGACTACGCCACCTTACGCTCAATTTTGGCTGAGTAGCGGGTGTATGTTCAGCCTTAGTGGGACAGGAGTAAGGTCGTATGTATGGTGCTGTAACCGGCAAAGTTGTGCTGTTTGCTGTGGTGCTGATTCTGTGTCTGCTCTCTCTGACACGGACCATTTTCCTGATGATGCGGGCAAGTGATGGTGAAGGATTCACGTTCGGGACATTAATCCGCCTCGTGATGCCGTTTCTCTTTGCTTATGTCGTCTGGTGGCTGCTTTGGCATTGATGCTGTCGACGTGATGAAGGCCCGCTCTTTGGAGCGGGCTTTTCCATATCAGGGCCAGAGGCGTGCCGGGTGTGCTTGGCCGGGTAGGAAGCGCATCTGGCGGTAGGGTGCTGTGGCCTGCCAGAAGATCAGCCCATATTGTGTCTGGCTGAACCATCCGGCTTGCTTGGGTAGAGCACTACCATCCAGAGTGATGGAGACGGCTCCCTGTGTGGCGGAGGATATCCGCCCAACAGGTGCAGCCATCGGGGCCTTTGCGGTGGCACTGCCAGACTGTACCGTCCCATTTGTGGCGAAGAGCTGTGCCTGATGTGCCACAAGCAGCCAGAGTAGTGCCCTACGCTTCGCTATATCCCGGATAGGGGAACAGCCTGTATTGTTTAGGATGAGCTCAGCCAGTTGGAAGAACCCTTCTGCCTGTTCCGCACTAATGTGACCTGTAAAGGCTGGATAAGCCGCCTGCCAGTCCGGATAAGAGAAAGAGACCCGCCCTGAAGGCGTAGAAGAGTCTGTCATGGAGGCATCTCTCAGTTGGTGTGCCCGTGCCGTGTTGGCTGAAACCAAGCCGGCACGGGCAGGCTATTAGGCCGCTGTCTGCATGGGAGTGACGCCATCCGTCAGGGTGGTGGAATCGGCTCCCTCTAGCCCTGTGCGTTCTTTGGCCAGTTCAGTCATGGCGTTATCGGCACGGGCGGGTGTGTTCTCGGCAAAGATGATCTTCCGGGTGATGAGATCACTCTGCCTGTTTTGCTCTAGCCATGCTTTCCAGAAGTCCGTTGGCACGGTGGTGCGTCCGGCCCGGCCAAGTAGGCGGTTTTCTGCCGGGTGATAGAATGGGTCCTGCCGAATACCATTCAGCAGGATGGAGGACCGTGCTTGCGGTGGGGCCATGATGGGTGCTGTGGCCTGCGTCCGTTCGCTCAGGCTTGCGAGGTCGTGCAGGTCGAGCCGGATGCCGGAAGGCAGGCGGCAGAGGACGATAACGGTATCAGCCATATGTTAGATTCCTGTCATGGTGACGCAAGCCACTGGGTAGAACCAGATGGTTCCCCATGTGCCCTGGGATTTCTTCTGGCGGATGTAAGAGCTGTAACGCTCTACGGCATGGGCACGCAGCTTCTCGGTGAAGGCAGTTGTCACACTTTCCTGTCCGTCTACTTCTCGTAGGAAGAGCTGCATTTGTGTGACCTTGCTAAGACCACCGGAAAGTGTTCCACCTGCTTCCGGCAGGGTTTCGATTTTCAGATTGGGCAGGTTCTCCCGCAGCAGGTCTCGCAGGGAGGTGCGGAACTGGTTGGTATAGAGCAGGCACTGTTGCCGCTCTGTTGGAATGACGAGAGTTAGCGGGCTTTCCAGCGTGACATTCCCGCCCATTTGTTCGGAAAGCTGCTGGAAGGCCTTGAGAATATCAGCATAAACCTGCACCGGGTCGGTGATGCTCAGCCAATCATTGCTACCCGTTGCCGCACCGGAGGGTGCAATTTTTGGTGTGGGCTGAATGGCAGGCGGCAGGGCCGTGTCGTTGAGGGCGCCACGCAGTTGAAGCCCTTCCATCCCAAACAGGCTGATACGGTTGCTCGTCTTGTTTAGAATGGAGATGGAGGCCTCATTTTTGCGGGAAACCCAATCGAGACGGGCGGCTCCCATACGTTCGGCTTCCCGCTCCCCCCAGCGTGTCCATGTCTGAAAGTGGAAGGACTGACGCTGCACCCAATTGGCGTTGACGTCACTGTCGCCAGAGCTGTCATAATCGCCATAGGATGCTGTCTGGCCGGAGAGTTCGACAAAGGGGAACTGTGCCGTATCCGTCAGCCAGTCGCCTTTCTGACCCTGACCATAGATGGACTCTGCCCGGATGGGTGTGATGAGGGCCTTGATGGTCCGGGGATCGGTATAGGTGGAGAAAATGGACGGAATGCCAGAATTGGGAGCCGTCACGGCACTGTCAAACGCCATGGCGTGGTCGATCACGCCATGAATACCGAAATCACGTTTCAGCATGGCGGAAGAAATGGAATGGGGCATGATGGATACCTTATGGATGGTCTGGGGCAGAGAAGGGCATGGCCTGTAATAGGGCGTGCATTAGGTCGCTATAGGGTGCATGGGGCCAGAAATGATGATCGGCTCCCCCGCATTACCACCATGGGCGACAGTCCAGCCGGTAGCGACTGTTCCCTGTGGGGCATTGCCTGCCGGTGCTGTCTGGAGACTGCCATCAGCCGTTGAGGCATAGACGGCCTGACCCGTGCTGGCTGCTGTGGAGGCGATAGCCCAGAAGTCTCCGCCTTCTGCAATGCTGGCCATGAAGCTCTGTGGCAGGGCCATGGTAGAGGACTGAAGATACTGTGTCGTTAGTCCCTGCTGTGTACGGTAGAGGAAACCCGCCGGAATGCCGGTCCCCGTATTGCTCAGGCTCAGCCCGTCTTCATTGCGCCAAACAAAATGGGCAATGGTCAGGCCACCTGCTCCGGCAATGAAGCCCCCATCCGGTGCGATGGCCGTGCGGATGGGGTTGGCACTGGCTGGGGCACCGGGAAAACCCTGCGGCCATGTGTAGGAAACGCTCTGCTGAAAATCGGACATGGAGATGCTTTCTGTGAAGGCTGAAAGGATTGTGGGGCTTAGTAACGGCGAGGGGCTGTGTAAGGCGTGCTGGCGCCGTCAGCAGCTAGCGGATGCGGGGCCGGAGTAATCATGGCCGCTAGACGGGCATGGACAAGTGCCCGCAGCCCAGCCTGATTGATGTCGGCAAGACTGTCTGCGGCCATACCGCTGTGCTGGAGGGCATAGCGATAGACGGCATCGGCACTGTCCATCCCGTGAACATCTCCTACCAGTGGGCGGACAAGGCGGCGGGCGTCTTCCGTGGCCTGACGCAGGGCACGGTCAGCGGAGAGGGCCTTCTGAATGGCTTCATTCAAAGCAGCTTCAGTCTCTTCATGGTTGGATGCTTTGGTCGTGGGTGTTTCGGCTGTTTGTGTCATGGTAGTGGATGTCCTGTTGTCTGTTAAAGAATCATGGACCAGCACATCAGGGCCAGCTCGTCCCTTTGTTACGATAGCAATATGATTTCCTCGGATATTGACCATGCGCCCATCGTAGGGCTGGCCGTCATAAGTGCCGGGTGTCATGTCGGCTTCGTAGGCATAGCCGCAGGAAAGCTCTTTTTGATCGCCACTCTGGATGCGTTGGATGGCGGGGCCATCGAAAATGACCATGCCGACTGTCAGATAAGGGCTCTCAAAACGGGCATTATCCATAGTGGAGCCGACCGTCAGTTCCCGTGGGTGAGCGTCTGCACTGGTGGGGACGTGTTCTTCCAGGATGGGGAGGGAGTTGAAGCTATCGGCCGCTTTTTCCAGTTCTTTCGGGTCCCGTAGGAGGCGGTAAGGCTGATCTGGCTTTAGGCCGAGCCGGGCATGGTTCGGGATTTCTCGGCCCTGATAGATGCAGATATTTGCTTTACTGATGGGCGTCCGTTCGACACGGAGCCGCCCGTTATCATCAAAACTGCGGACGGAGCCGGTGCGGTCATAGGCGAGAATGGTCATGAGGCCTCGGAGGATTGTGGCTGTGTGGTCTGCTGCCAAAGGGGATTGAAGGTGATCTCCAGCGCAGGGTCGGTCTCACCCCAGAGGTTGAGCTGGAGCAGCGTGAGCAGGCGGTTCAGGACGGGCCGCATGTGCGCTTCCTGGAAGGCGGCAATTTCATCATAGAACACTCGGATTTCCCCAGCGGATGAGGCATTCAGCCCGTTCGGTGTGATGCCGAACAGCTTGACTAGTGGGATGCCGGGGATGGAGGCCATGGCTTCCATAGACTGCGCCTGAAGGTCCGCCAGCCCTGCAAGGGGGGTCGCTACGATGGAAACATCTTCATTCTGTCGGTCAGCTACGATGATGTCCTGACCTTCAGAAATCTTCTGCATGAAGGAGGCACGACCTGTGATGGAGGTCGTTGGGTCTGCCTCCTCGCCTGTGCCAGTAGCCATGAGGCCGCCCATGTCGGTCTTTAGAACGAGCTTGGAGAAGTTGGCCGTAATGTTGCTGATGCTGTTGCGTGTCCGCAAGAAGTTGTGAACATAGGGCCGTAGCTGCTGTGTCAGGCTCATGCCACCAAAATTGAATGACGGCTTGAAGAGATCAGACACGCCATAAGGCACCATGCTGATGAGTCTGTCACGATGGACAAGGCAGCCTTGAACCCACCAGTTGCGCGGCCTGTAATAATCATCCTGCAAAGGGGAGTCGGCATTATAGGCGTTGGGTGTGGTCCAGACGGGTTCAATGGTTTTCAGCCCGGCCAATGTCCCTTTACGAACGCCATTAGGCGTTAGGGGAAGCGGGAGTGTCTGCCCGTAAGTCGTGCGGGGTGTGCCCGCCATGTTAAGCCAAATATGGCCGATGCCGTAGAGTAAACTGTCCAGAATCTGTTGATGAAGCAGTTCCCGAATGTTCAACCGTTTCATCTCGACTTCCAGCGCATGGAGGCGGGCTGCGGGGTCTGAAGGGATGGAGGAGGAGGCCTGATCTGCGGGGTTATGGGTACTGAGGCTGATCCATTCCCGTGTGGCTTCCCGTGCGATGACATCACATGGTTTGCGGAATTCTGCCCTCTGGGCCATCTGGGCGAGGGTCGGATAGCCTAGAAAACCGAGGCCATCTGCCATCCATGAAGGCTGGGCGGCTGTTTGTGCCATAGCCCAGCTGGAAATGTCCGTCATGTTGCTGGCAGCGGAATCAGTGCCGAGGGGGCTGGGGCGTTCGTATCCTTCTGGCACGACACCTGGCGGTGGCTGATAGGGGGAGAATGTTGTGGCAAATCCTCCATCAGAAGCGGGTAGGTTATGCGCAGCACGCCATAGGCGGGTCAGCCAGTGTGGATTTGTCTTCTCGTTCAAACTGGTGTGACGTGGGGCAGCCGGTTCCTGCCGAGAGCATGAGGTTGCAGCGGGCTGCCCTCTAAACAGACGAGAGGGAGAAAAACCAGACATGTGAAGGGCCTATCTGTAACGGAAGGGAAACGAGTCATGATGTGGATTGATTGGAAAGCATCGCCACAGCGTATCGCCGTGCGGCTGCTTCTTCTGGCTTTGCTGAGTGGGGGCATACTGGGCGGTATTGTGGGATTTTGGTTGCTCTGGGCGTTGTGCCATCCCGGATGACTGCCCCATGTCAGGTTGGTGGAGCGAAGCGTGAGAAGTCCGGTAGGGGGGAACGGTTGGTGATGAGGCCATCTAAGGCATAGCGCAGGGCATCAATGTAATGATTGTTCGTGTCCTCTATCTGCGGGAGGACATCACCCGTTAGCGGGTCGGTCCTGTAGCGGTAGAGGCGGAACTCTCTGGCCGTTTCCGTGCAACGGGGATGGATGCGAATGGCCCGGAATGAGCGGAGCCGCTCGATACCGTCTTCCACGCTTCCGGGCCATTTTCGTGCGGCATTGATGCGGAAATGATGGCGGGTTTTGAGATAATTGATGGTCTCTGGTCGGGCACTGTCCGCCCGGATGGGCCAGCGGCGGATAGCGGGTATCTTGTCGAACAGGGTGGGCAGGTGGTCCAGCGGGATATGGATGCCGCCTGCTTCATGGTCGATATGGAGGATATCATCATGGATGAAGCAACGTATGATGGCCGTAGGGTCTCGTGAGAAGCCCCAGTCCACACCAAAATGGAACCGGCTGTTTTCTGGGGTGGAAAATTCTTCAATTATGATACGGTCAGGGAAGATGAGTGCTTCATGATGTTGCTGATAGTCTCCTTCCCAAATGTGATCATAATCTCGTGGCCGTAGTTTCTGATCCCGTTTTCGTTCCTGGTTCAAAACGTATGGAAACCATGGATTATCTGACCAATTGGCACAAATAGTCACGAAGGAAGGGTCATTTTCCGTGTCAGTTCCCCGCATGAAGGCATCTACAGGGTCGGAGGGATGATTGGGGTTCCAGCTAAACCATATCTCGGAATGAGGCTTGCGGATGGTTGGGCGCAGGAGCTTCAGGGATGTTGCTGAAAGGGATTGTGCTTCCTCCACCCAAGCGATGTCCATACCTTCTAGTGATTTGATGGTTTCCGCATTATGGGTCTGCATTCCCTGAAACAGAATGACACCTCCACCGGGTGTACGGATTTCTCTCTCCAGAACTGTGAAGAGGTGGGAGAGGTTTAGCCGTGCGATGGTGTCCCGCAATAGTTGGTGAACGGACATGGTCAGGGATTTTTGGATTTCCCGGATGCAGACAGCCCGTAGGCCGGGGCGTAGCGTGGCCTGTTCGATCAGCAGTTCGGCAAAGAAGTGTGATTTGCCAGACCCTCGCCCTCCCCAGATGCCTTTATAGCGGGCAGGCCGGAGGAGCGGCGCAAAGGCACGGGGGGTCATGATGGTCAGCTGGTCTGTGGTCATGATGTGCCTGCACGGTGTGTCAGTCTGTCTATTCGGGAGTCAGCCGCTGTTGTTCTGGTGGCGTTGTGCTGGGGGCAGCGGGGTCTATGATGAGGCGTTGGATGCTGTGTAGGGGGCCGCCATCTTGGCCGGTATGTTCTACGGTCTGCCGTTCGCCATAGCGTTTTGGGGCACGACGGGCCATAACCCAGCGCAGCATGTCGAAGCGCAGTTTGAAGAGATTAACCGTTGCGTTATCGGCTTTCTCCGGCATGGTGGCGATGTGGGAGAGGATGGTGCTTTCTAGGCTGTCTGCAGATAGTTCCCGTGCCTGACGGTAGCGGGGAAGTAGAGCCGGATTTTTTTGGAGCCAGCGATAGAAGCTGCGTAAGGCAGGACGTTGTGAGCCGGTGCAGATATCATGCAGGGGACGCCCTAGCATGAGGTCTTCCATCATGTCATCAAAGAGTTTTTGCGAGAAAATGACGGGTCTTTTGCGGCGTCCATGATCAAGCATGGCTGTGATGGAGGTGGTTACTAGCATGTCGGCCAGAGAAGAAAGGAAGCCGGGTGCTTTCCAGAGCATTGATCTGCAACTCCCGATTTGTGCGTAGGCGGAGCTGCGTGAGCGTAAAGGTAGAAAGCTTTGCCTGCTGTGGTGTGACAGCATTACGCTGTTTCAGGAAAGGGACGGCTCGCACAACAGCATTATGTTTTATACCCAAAATGAGTTCATCCCGCCAGCTTAGGGGAATGTCAGCCCTATGTGTTAGGTCAGGGGCTTTGTATATCGGGCAGAGTACAAGGCGATTACCGTCTTCGGCAAGGATAGTACAAAGGCCACGTTTGGTCATGACAATACGACCGCATCCGAGCGGCTGTCTGATAGTGGCGGAAGGCGTGTGAGCCAT